CGAAAGAAGAGTGCTCAAAATGTAGATTTACTAAAAGCTAAAGAAGAGATCGTAACATACGTAAATAATCTGACCTACCCGTATAGTTATGAAGAGTATACAGTAGCAGAGATTTTATTATTTTACGGAGCCGAAGGGGTTCAGAAGATTAAACAAAAGGGGCAGTTCTTTAGGTCGCTAGCAAATAAGTACATGTTGCTGGAAGATGATAAGTATACCTTGTCTGACATAGAGAACCCATATTCCCTAACACTAGAACCACCAAGCGATGTAGCAGGTCTAGGAAAACGTAACGTGAACTATATCTTGGATGCTTCCAACGTAAAGTTTAATGCAATACTCGTCTAAATTATTAGATCAGATACGAGTAGGTGACTCGTTACTAAATGTTGGGTCGTTTTGGTCCGACCAAGTTAAAGACAGAAAAGTACCGCTAGCTCTAGTAGATCTATGTTCTAAGGTTAAGTTGTTTAACCAAGCAGACACTATACTGAAGCAACTGCTAAACTACAAAGATTTTATAGTAACTGACACGTTTCACGAATTCAATCCTGATGAAGTATTTTTCACAGGAGATGACGATTTTGATTCTGGAAACTCATTTGATAGTGGGGCAGAAGACCCAAATAGATTTGACCAGGGTGATAGACGTGTGTGGCTTGTTAAGCTACAAGAAGTTAATGTTGTACGAGGTCTGGATACGGATCTATATGAGTTTGTGCACCCGCTTAGTATTAAGACTTGTACTGGAGAAGACTTAATAATTAATTCAGAGTTTTTTGTAAAAAACCAACATATTCATTTTTTAGTAGATCCGACCGTAGTATTTAAGGATAACAAATTTTTAATAACAGTTGGGGTTGGATGCCCGGAAAGTATCTACAGATTTCCACTAGGACTAGATTCGCTTACGGATAATAAACATATTGTAGAATTTGCTAGAATTAGGCAATCTCCAGAAACTTTTAAGTTAGCTGCAGCTAGTATAGGCGGTTTAAAGATTTTAGGTGAAACGCAAAAACTTATACACAAAAGTGAACACAAAGGCGCAGTCACATACACGTTTGAATCTGAGATTGTAGTTGTAGACTACCCACATACTGAACTTACTGAGAATAAAATTTACAGTAAAGGAACTATAATAGGGGACGGTATACAGCTGCATTCTCCAAACAATAAGAAAAAGTGGTGGAGAGATATAGACTTTAAGGGTGGGATAGCTTTAGCCACAGTAGCAGGGGAGCCGGGAATACTCATACCTGACGCTGTGGTGATGGCATATGTTGCCAACATTTCGGATGGTAGCTTAAGAGGCAGTAAGGCTCACACCAGACTCGATCTTATAGGAGATCCAGACCTAGTAGATGCTTACTGGGACTCTGTAGAAGTAACAGAAAAAAGATTGGGTAGATACGTAAATGACGTAGTTGGTATAGGGCATGACGACCCATCCTTTGAAGATGAAAATTTTAAAGGTATTTTCCAGAGACTAAAAGATAAGTATAAGTCTATTAACGCTGTGAACGAGAAGTTGCGTGGGGAAAAAGAATATAGAAACTTAAAGCTATTAAAAAATAGCGAACTTATAAAGCCATCAGATCCTACATCAGACCAAGACGCTGCAATAACTTATGTTAACGCTATAGACGTATTTTTTGAAACTATCTTATCACAACTAGCTATGGTTGTTATAATAGATCACAAGCAGGTGAAGGATAAGTTCAGAGCCGTAATGCGATTTATAAATAAAGAACAACCTGTTGGGTGCATGCCTATTATTATATTGCTAGGGCCAGCGTATTCAGATACATATGCTCTAACAGACAACGTTGCATCCGAATTTGACAGTTTTGAAATTGATGATTCTTCTGGCGAATCTACTGCAGACCTTAACTCAATAATCGTTGACAGTTATTCCGCAGAATTAAATACTTAAGAGATGATGACTAGCATAAAAGATTTAGTTCGTACTAATATTAAGGTTAGTGCATTAGACCAAGACGGTGCTGTGGTTAGCGAAGATTTTTTCACTAATGAAATAGTTAAGGAGGGCGCATCAGTGATATCTCGGTTACTAGTAGATCCGAGTGGGCCTCGACCCTCACATATTTACGCAAGGTGGGGGTCAGATTTACCAGAAGCTAATGGCACGACTAATTTTGCAACGAGCACTTCGGATGTAACGTATAATGACTTTGCGGACACCACTGGAGATGTTGGGGCACTCCGTGAGCCTATATTTAGTGCTGCCAAATTAGAACCCAATGACACGATAGTTGATGGAAAAATAACATTCTTCTTTAGGCTCACAGCTACGTCGGACTTGATCGGATCGTTTGATGCTTCAACCTCTAGAATATTTTACCTAGGATTGGCTGCAGCAAAGGATCTGTCTGACCCAAGCCAGGACCTAATAGTATCATTGTTATCGACGGCAGGAGAAGACCCATTTCCTGGGCTAGAGATACCAACTAATGGCCAGTTAGCCATAGATTACAAGATGAGCTTTGCTATATAATGAATTTTGACCAAGAGCCAATACGTCATGTAAAAGATCTAGACCCACTGTCGTCAGATCTTGTATCTACTCCAACCAAGGAGTTGGAAGACAGAATTCGTATTCTAGAGAATGCTATAGCTAGTATTACTAGAAAGGGTACTGTATCAAACGTGGTGATAAAAGATAGGACAATACATAGTTCTGTAAATCTTTACAACACAGTGTATTATAATAATAGTACAGGTCTTTATGAACCTACGATTGCTAAAGTAGAATTTACTGGAAATTCATTTCAAACGCTACAAACGGGATTAGTTATAGGGATAGTTGTAAAGATAGTGGGCAACACTGCTGACATCTTAGTGGACGGTGTGTGGCCAGCTGCAGCATTCAAAGATAACAACAATCTTCTAGAACCTGGGGAGAAGTACATTCCAGGTAAGCCGTATTATTTAAGTTCAGATTATTATGGTAGGGTAACATCTAGACCTCCGGCACTAGCCGTGCAGGTTTTGTTGTCTGCTGATGATTCCATAATAATGAATAAAGTTTATGGCAGTCCTGAAGGATTTGAAAAGGCTGCAAAGTTTGAAATGGGGATGCGACCAGTTGGTAGCTTCCGTAGCATCGGGAATCGAGCAAGAATTGTAGGGTTTGACGGGCTAGAGAGTGATGCTTTAGATGGAACTTGGGAATCAACAGCTGCATCGGGTACTATATTTACAAATTCCGGATATATGGTGGCCGAGGGTTGGGCCTTGAGCGTATCCGTATCCCCGGTTTGGGTAGAAATAGTAACAGGGATAAACGGGCACCTAACAATAAACACTGCTTCAAGTTTAGCGCAGTTGTCAGCACCTGATATTAGTACAGAAACTTTTACCGATTTCAGTTATGAAGCAGCAGACGTCCCATTCGCTGTATCCGCGCAAAATCATCATGATGTAAGATCTTATGTTGTTAAGGATGCAAACGGGGTATCACTGCAACGTATAAAGTTTAAATTTGTGTGCAACGAGGGTGAGACATTTAATACTGACAAATATAGATCTGTAATATTTAAAATACCTGACTCGTTTCAGGGCTGGAAAGAAGTAGACACAAACGGTATAGAAACCGGTGCAGCAACAACCAAGTTTCAAATACAGCCGTACTACGCAGAAGGTGCAGAATCAGATTACCCAGATTTTTCACACATACCAGCAACAGCACCTCTTTACTACGACACAAAAGCAGACTTCGGCTTTGTGCAAAATTGGCCAGCTGAACCTATAGACAAAGCTATAGTTATGATTAACGGTGTTGAGACGCTTACATCAATACTAAGCGAAGAGGGCATAGCTTCCCCATTTGCAGAGGATATATTTGATATGGGAGTTTCTACAAAGACGTTGTACTGGGCAACCTCTTACATAGAGACACAACCATGGGATCTAATGCATAGAGCATTTAGTAAAGCTGTAAGCGGTACACACAACTCATCTTCCGAAATAGGTCACAGGGACGCTGACGCCAGTAACACGTGGTATTGGCAAGAAAGTACATATGCATTTGAGCCAAAACTTAATCGTGGTTGGGTGTATACTAACAAGTTAAGTGTATACCATAAGTCATCACGTGTTTTGGGTTTGGGTGTCTTACCCCCGTTTAAGATAAAAGATACTGTAACTGGGCTCGAGCCAACTTATGCCGGCGAGCCTATGTCTGGTAACTTATTGCTATGGAACGAAGACGTAGATAATGTAACGCACAGGACACAAGATATACAGCTAGGTCAGTTTAGTTTAACTCCAATATACACTAACGACACAAAGTTTAACGTAGTATTGAGAGAGATTATCTTTATAGTTAGGTCGCAAAATAATTCCCAGTTAAGTAATGAAGACCTGGGTAAGTCTTATAACGAATCTGATTATGCTTTGGTAGATATCGGAACTGGAATGGAGGGTAAAGCCGTTTCCAATATAAAGTATCGGACTCCTATTAAGGTTCTAGAATATAATACATCCTGTGTTATAACACTAGATTCAGAGGCAGCAATTATACCACCTAACGGTGTAGTTAGATTATCTGTATACAGGCCATTTGATGCAGAGCAGACAGTTTCTACCATTGTTAATGGGAGAGTGTTTTAAATGAGTAAGGCTTCGCTTAGGCTAACAAAGTATACTGCGGAGTACGATTACGACCCAGACCAGAGAAAGGGTTGGGCTATAATGGTAAGGGCGGATCTTCCTGAAAATATGGATTCAGAAATATTTGTGTACCACAGGATGGGTGACGTGGATGCTTATGAGGGAGATTTATTCGAAGCTGTAGCATCAGTAAATCAGTATTACGAAATACCCAAAAATGCTCCAAAGGTATTAGCTGATGGGAAAACAATACCCTACTACCGTAGAAACCAAATGGAGGTATTCGCTAGAAGCCCAAGGGAATTAAATGAAATCTGGGAATACCTAAAAGTAGATGTAAGTAGGTTGATAGCAGACTTAAATTCATCAGAAGTGTTAACCGCATTTTCGGGTGCTAATATTGGGGATGACGGAGACATAGAAACTTACGATTTATCCGAAGCGACTGTTTCTGTTTCCCTATCATGGGAACCTGCTGGGAATTGGAATGGAACTACAATAACTGCACCCGACAGCTCTAAAAAAGGCTGGCTCCCTATTTCTGAGTTTGAAAACACAATAGCAAACCCGGTAGACTCTGTTCCCAGTGAGGCGCTATGGTTTTACAACAGAGGTGCTGACTCTCTATTTGACTTATTCTTTAATAAGGTCGCAACTCCCTATAGTTTAAATTTGTTAGAATTGAACGCGGTGATGTTACTACAAGGTTCGTCGGGTGCGTACGATGTAACGAAAGATACTGTCTTTTGGTTAAATAATAGTAACGCTAGTTTAGAAGGCGTTCAGAAAAACCCATGGCCTGATGACTACATTGACGGGCTAGACCCAAGTTATCCGCCAGTCTTGCGACTTATTTTGCCTGCTTTTTAGGCTGAGTAACAGCTTCTTTGTTTGAAGCGGTTCTAATATCTTTGGGTTCGAAGAAATCTAACGCTGGGACTTCGTCGTAGAATGTTTCTAATACTGCTAGTAATTCCTTAGAGCTAGCTACTATCTTTGTCCTACCTACTTTACTGCAAGTTATACCATTACTTTCAAGTTCCGATTTAAGTACCGAGGCATCGCATTTATATCCGGTAAGCGAGATCAAAACCTTTTGAAGTTTTAAATTAAACCGTATTGCGGGCTTGGGTTTCTCAAGCAAATACTCGTACATAGTGGGGAACTTATCTAGATCTCCGCAGTTAAATTTCTTTAAACCTAACGCCGTCTTTATTGCAGCCGCTCCCTCTGACAACAAGCCTGTAGTGGTGTCAGACACTTTAGTATAAAACGAGCATCTATACTTAAGTATCTTCAAGATTAACTTCGGTATAATGTATCTTACGTAGTCAATTGCTTTATCTAAACCTTTACCTTCGAACGATAGTCCGCTATCTAATGATAAGTAAAATAAACCACATTGAGATGTGGATGGTGGGTCATCATACCCTTTGCATAGTATAGGATACCCGCTTAGCTCCGCTATAGTGTTATCCTGTGTTCGCTTATTAGTATTTATGTGCACGATATCTTTTTGTCCTAAAGCAGAAAATAATTCTAATAAAAAATTTCTATTCTTTGGCGTGTCTTTAATTGTGACTGTTGGAACCTTCCAACCTAGGTAAGTCCTACATAGCATAGCTGTCATTATGGAAATAACAGAGCTTGTTTCTGGTGTAAGGCAGTGCTTGGCACTTTCAGGAAGTTTAGCACAACTGTACTGTTCGAATATAGTTTTTTCAGGGTGTGGTGCAGTTGCTGTGGGTAAAACGCATTTGCTTGTAACTTTCCACCCAAACCCTTGAAAGCTAGTTTTGTCAGCTGACCATCCCAACTTATCAAATCCAAACTCAATCTTAGCCAGGTTTGATTCTTGTAACAATATATTGTTCAAATATTTGGTGTAGGACCTGTCGTAAATAGTTGGGAGTTTTATATCGTTGTTGTTTACATTGGAAGTTACAACTCTCGTAGCACACTGTATAAGATACTGTGGTTGCTGTAATACTTTTTTAGAAAATACTATGTCGAAGCTTGATCCATTTATGTGTAAGCGCCCTACATAAAACACGTCAGAGCTGTTTTCGAAAATTAAAGCTCGCTGTAGTGTTATGGTAAAGTTGGTTATAGGGACTCTTTCCCCGTTTTTTTGTATACAATAACCATCACCTGTGCTGTGAACCTCAACCCCAAGAGAATTAAATACCTTGCTGTTACCGAAGACCTCGTCGTCTGCCCAGATTAAGATATTTTCGTGCCCCAGGTATTTTAATTTTTCTACGATGTCAGCTCTAAGTATAAAATCTTTAAATGCGTATGAGAGGTACTTTTTAAGAGACGCTGAGTCATTTGGAGATTTATTGAGGAGTGTAAAAAAGCCGTCACTCACTGTTTGTCTGCAGCACTTAGCGGTTTTAAAATTAGAAACTAAAACATCCTGACACGAGCGAACTTCATTACCGTACTTAAAGTAGGGCATAATTTTTTTAAGAACTTTACACCTATCTTTAGGTATCAGCAGACGAGGAAGTTTACTAGGTTGTATTTTATTTTTCAATCCCTCCCCGGTATTATTACTACGTGCCAGCACGGTACCAAAGGTAGTATTGCCGTGACCGAGTAAATTTAGTCTAGTGTCAGCTAGGTCCTCTAGTGAGTTACATAATACAGCAGTATACCTTTTAGGATTTATTGTGTGGTACCCAAGATACCCATGTGTGAAGTCTGACTCGTATAGTAGATGAAAGCTATCTTCGCCTACCTCCTCAGCTGTTATAGCTGACAGCGTATGGTAATCTGCGTAATAAGGGTACAGTATATATGGTCGGGAAGCTGAATTGCTAGCGTGGTCTGGAGTTTTAATTTTTAGTGTTTGCTTAGAAAATTCTTTTGACTCCAAACTGTCAAACAATGTTAGGATGTCCTCACCGTTACACGGGATGACAAACTGTACATCGTTCATCCACAGCAAATTTTTTTGAGTTAGGTACTCTTGTACGGGTAGGGCTTTTTTAAGCTGAAATTTTAGCTTTAGCAGATAGTGATTAATCTTAAACATATCAGACAAGTACGCCGCTATGTCTTTGGAGAGCCACTCTATGGAAGACGAAAGTGTGCTATCCATAATTCCTGAGTAAGCCTTGAGGATGTACGAGATTGCTTCCGTATAGCTAATACCCTTTACATAACTTATAAAGTCTATTATGTTCCCATATTGAAAACTGAGACTGTACGAACTGGAAACAAATTCTTTACTCAACAGATAGATATGAGATTTACTATTATTAGGATCACAAATCGTGGGTATTGCGTTGTCGCTTAGAAATATGTCTAAGCCTAAATCCTTGCACACCCGATACGGCGATACAGTACTAAAAAGCATATTGACTTTAGAGCGCATCTAATAAAGAATGGAAAATTGATATGGATTTTGTAAAAGATAATAACCCAAAGCATCTGGATTATGTTAAGGACATACTTGGAGAGTTGCCTAGTTATGTCAAGGAAGCTTCATTACATGAACGCAGTGAGGCGATTACAAAACTTAATGATTCTGCGTTTGCAGATACCTCAAACAGAGAGTTCCCTGTAGACACAAAAGAAAACACATATCTAAGTTATGCTTACGCCAAGTCAGCAGGCTTGGACGATTCTAAGATTTTAAGTAAGATTGCTAAAGCAATAAAGCTACATGGCATCACAGAAGATACTTATGGCGTAGACTCTGCAATGTCTGAGATGACTAAAAAAGCATCTAGTGACGACATATCAGATCAGTTTGCGCTTTCAATAGATTACGGTGGAGACACCGGTGTAAAGTACTACTACCCTGTAACAGACGAGTATAACATAACTAAATCTGCCAGAGAGTTATCTGAAGATTTTGAAAAGATGCCAGTTGAGGCATTCAGGCATGCAGCCAAAAATTTAATCAAAGCTGCTAGAACAAATGAGCTAGATATAGCTGGCCTGCCAGACAGGATAAAGAAAAACGGCATAGATAGAGAATTTAATTACGAAGGAGCAAAAGTTGCAGCCAAGCAAAGAGAAGAAAAGCTAGGGCAGTCAGCAGGTGAGGTTTATTTCGAAATTGTAAAATCCGCAGGAGTGGATTCGGAAAATGCAGAGGATTACGCCAACCTGTTCATAGATATGGATCGCATAAACAACATTAAGTACAGCTCTACGTTACTTAATCCGTTTGAAGCTTTTTTCTCTGGATACGACAAAGAAGATATACTTAAGGTAGCTAATACATACGTGGTTGTATCAGAGGCTCCAATACCCATGTCAGAATTTACCAAGAAGGCCCGATCCGTTATAGAGAAAAACTTTGTAGCAGAAGATCGGGATAATTTACTGGGTATTGTTAAAGAAGCTGAAGAAAACGGCGGAATAAGTGCCAGTGAAAAACTTTTAGAATTTCCAACAAATTTACAAAAGCAGTTCCTAGGAGAGTTGATCAATGATTGATAATAAAATTAAATTTTATCTATTCAAAGTAGCGGCGCAACAAGGCGGCTTCTACCCAGTGTTTGGGCCGGGCGAACAGATGGGATATTTTAGTGGGCCACAAGAAGGTGTAAGCCAAAGTAACCTTAAGGATAAAGCTTGGAACGACGTAAGCGGTATGAAGGGGTTTACGCCTATAGATAATGCAAACTTAGGTAGGGGCGCCAACCAAATGTGGCAAAAGGGAATTTCTGGGAATCTAAACGAAAATCAAATGGGACGCTTGGGAACTAAAATGCAAGGCCTTGTAAACCCAGCACCAGCAGCAACAACACCAGGGCCTGGGTCGACTCCCACGCCATCCGCAGGTGGTGAAAACACAGGTGTTACTGCACCACAACAGACAGGCCCAGCAGTATGGCCAGGCCCAGGACCTGAACCAGCTCCGGGAACTCCTGAATTTTATAAAGCAGATGGTACAACACCTTGGTATGAGCCAGATATTCCTCCCGGAGAAGGATCAGTACCAACCGATGCTGGCGGTGTAAATACAGGTGGGGCGACTACTCCACTGAATGAGGGAGAGTCTTTAGATTTAATAAGACCAGGAACTTTAAAACCAGGGGAGACGATAGACGACCCTCTAGCTGGTTTTCCCTCCTCACCGCCCAGGCCGTTTGGGGCTAGAAAGCTACCCAATGGACAAGTTGCTATAGATCCAGGACAGGGTAACCAATTTGACGGACTACCCGGATCACGGGTAATAGACGGGCTGGGACCAGCCGGACCCAGTTCTGGTAGTACACCACCAGCAGCCGGTGTTACCGTTGGCGGACAAGTTAAAATGAATAACTACCGCTTAAGGGACTATAACGGGGAACGTTATATTAAAGAAGCTGGAGCGTCAGAATGGGTAAAGCTTGCTAACACCGTTACACCACCAGCATCGGCTGGCCCTAATATTGGGGCTGTTAATAGAGTAGGGAATAATCAGCCCTCGTGGATTTCCTCTGGCGCGTCTAGCATAACGCCCAGCCAAACAACTGGAGGACAATCTACTCCCGGCTCTCCAGCGCTGGCGCCAGGAAAGAAACCTGGAGATGATGCACCAGCTTGGGATAAAGGACTTGTATTTGATGAAGATGACGATTCTATTCCTGTTGGGCCAGAGGTCTTTAATGCTCCATTTCCTAATTCACCAGCTATAAAAGGCCCGCTGACACCAGGGCACGGGCCCCAGTTAAAACCAGGAGAAAGTTTACAAGCTTTAAACCCTCGTACTGGCAAACCTTTGGGAGACCGATCTGGATTTGATTTTGATCCTTCTAATTTCGCTCCTCCCCCTGGCCCAGGATCGACTCCTGCGCCCATGGCGCCACAACAACCTGCCGTAGTTAATTCTGAAGGTAATGCAACCAAATCTGGTTTTGTAACATCTTACGGGGATAATTAATATGACTAACAAGGAAAAATACCAATTACTTAAACTAGCAGGGCTTCCATCTGAGTTTGCGGGTTCAACATTAAGTCCCTTGATAGGAATGACCGCTGGCGGTATAGCTGGTGAGCTGGGTGGCCTCAGTAATACCGAGACGGGTATGGCCATGCAAACGGGGATGATTTTACCAAAAATCATAGCAATGATAGCTGCTGGGGCTAGTCCAACTAGGACTAGAAAAGAACAAATGGATGCCGAGGGCGAGGGGGGTATGAATTTCCTACCAGGAGTAGGAGACTATAACCTGTACAAACGACTGGGTCACTCAGCTTGGGGCGAAGGTAGCCCTGGAGAAGAGGAAGAGGCTAAGCGATATAAGTCTCTTTCTAAAAAGTACGCTTAATTGCGATGATCGATGTCAGACCAGATAGACAAAAAAGAAGCCTTTAAGGCATTATCTGATGACGCAACTTTTGGTACTACTGCACATGTAATAGCACTAGCTACATTCGGAGAAGAAATTTACAATATGGATCCTCTAGAACTGTTTTCAGCTCTAGAGGATTTTTATAAAATGGAGATGTCCGACGAGGTTGCAGAGAAGTTACAAGCTCTACTCCTGGCCACTACCACAGATGCTTTCTACGAAGACCCCGTTGCGTTTAGAGCCATAGCTAACACGCTTATAGAGGGTGACCCGGGATTTGATGGTTTCGATAATTTAACAGTGCCAGAAATATTATGGTCTGTATATGAAGTAGAACTCAATCACCCCGGTACGGAATTTACACAACCTATAAATGATCTCATATCCAAAGAACTAGAAGAAGAAGTTGAGGACATGGATGAGATTGAAGAAGCTATACAAGTTCCTTACTACCAACGTGCTATACGTCAGTTAAGGAACGAACTTGCAGAGCAACTGGTAAATGTAGGGTTTACCAACCACGAACTACCGTCTGTAGACCGCCTGCAATAAGTACACGTACTGTGTCATATATTAATGGTACCCATCGAACTATCGAAAGATAGTTCAAGCTCCCATTTCTTTTTCGCTATCAGTTATTTGCCTTGTTCGTTAGTGGGGCGTATAATATAAAAGAAGCATATGAAAACTATAATTGTACTACTAGCTGCCTTAATACTAACAACTCATGTTTTAGCTGATAAGCCAAAGGATATAGCAAAATATCTACAAGATATATCTGTAACCATCAAGGCTGAAAGCGAATATCAAAAGTCCGAAGGATCGGGTGTTTTGATAACAAGAAAAATTGGTGAGGAGAATGTGACCTTTGTATGGACTGCTGCCCATGTAGTAGACAACCTAAAGTCAACCAGGGAAGTTGTAGACAGTCGCGGGCTTACACGAAAGGTCGTAGAGTTCAAAGATGCGCAGATAGTTAAAGAGCTCGTAGATGCTGGTAGGCGTGTGGGTGAGTTAAAGATGGATGCATCCGTTATAAAGTATTCGGACGCAGATGACGGACACGATTTAGCATTACTTTTAGTAAGAGCACGAGATTATGGTAAGGCTTCTGCTACATTTAGTAAGCCTGATGATGTCTCCCATATAGTCCCAATAAGTACCAAATTGTACCATGTAGGATCTCTTCTTGGACAAATGGGTGCGAACTCAATGACCACTGGAATAGTGTCACAGGTTGGTAGAACCCTAGGGAAGGTAGAATACGATCAAACTACTGTTACAGCATTCCCAGGATCTTCAGGTGGTGGTGTTTACACAGAAGACGGAGTATATGTCGGGATGGTTGTTCGTGGAGCCGGTGAGGGATTTAATTTAATAGTGCCGATAAGACGTATGTCAAGATGGGCTACAGAACATAAGATAATGTGGGCTCTTGACGAAAAACTTCCTGTACCTTCCATAGAGGAGATTAAAAAGCTACCAGTAGAAGCTACGTCTTCTGAAAAAAGTTCTAGTAGTAAGGGCGATAAGAAAAGCTTTCCTTTTTTAATACGTAGGTACCAACTACATACTGAAAGCCTCCCCACCCTGGATGTGAGAAATTTGAACGGCCCCGCTCCTAGTCATAGATTGTTTCATCCTCTCAAGTAAAGAGCGATCTTCCACTATATTTTCTAGCAGGAATACTCTTCCTACTATGTAAGCAAAATTTAGTGCGTGCAGGAAATCGTCAGACTTCGATCCATGCTTTCTGTATAAGAAACCTGTAGCACCTCCAGGAGCCTCGTTAGGTATCCTTATAAGGTTTAACAACTCAGACAAGTACTCCCCCATACGGTTCCAACTCAGAGACGTTATACGCATATTCCTGACAGCGTAATACAGTGACGTTATAGATTCTGTCCTGTTAACGCTATACATGTTAAACATAGTTTTACTTTCTTGCAGTACTTCACTATTAGGCCCTGCATATTTAAATATAAAATTATGTTCAGCATCCATGCGTTCCCGCATCAACATGTTGTATGCATAACCGACACCATGATCAGCTCCCAGGGCTAGACCCCCCAAACTGTTATGGCGCTCCATTATATCGTCAGCTATTGCTGGATAAGACATTCCCTCGTACCGCTTGGCATGTATAATTTCAAAAGTGCCATTTCTATTAAGGCCAAGCATTGCATGACAGGTATAAGATAGTTTTGTCTTGTTAGAGGTATCATAATCAGAGCCACCCCAGTCACATCCCGAAAATACCGCGTAATACTGGCCGTTAAGTGCTTTTTGTCTATACGGTTCGAACTCTTCACCTAGAACACAAATTCTTCGGAGATCAGCTTCGGTTATTTCACGCTCTCCTTCTTGCGTTGGTATACCTAAGTTTTCTTGCAGAAATTTTCTAGGATCCTGGTGTAACTTTTTCCTGTATATTTCATCCCACCGTATTTTATTGTTAACTACAGCGGGTACTATAATTTGCGGGATATGGAACCCATAAAATCCAAGTTCAAATTTTTCCTGAACTAGGTGTTCGAACCTTCCCTTAGTAACATCTAGTAACTTACCGCACTTGGAGCAACATACGCCCTTGGGCTGTATCATATCCATAACACCTTCCTCTGGCGTGGGTATATTCTCGTGTGAACACCCCTGACACTTTATTATCCATACTCCTTGGGAAGAATCAGAATATTTACCTTCAAGTGCTGTATCAGTTGTTAGGGACGTGCCTGCGTATATAGTGACAGGCATTTCTGAAGCGCGTTGAATTTCGTCGATTTCAGGTTCAAAGCTGGGGTCAAAATTCTGATACTCATCGTAGAGTAGTTCATCGGTGGACATACCCCGCGCGCTAGATACCTGAGTATCAACGTTGATTAGTTGTATAGTAGACCCGTTCGGGTACTCTTTATACTGTAAGTTTTGTCTATACTTATGACTAGTGTTTGGAAACCTAAAAGCTTGCTCTAGTTCACGCAACCTGTTTGCGTATGTTTTAACCTGATCTGCTTTAGGTGCTATATACAAACTTTTAAACTTAGGTATCATATGTGAGTTAAGCCGCTGCCTAGCAGCAAACGTTGTAGACTTGGCTATTTGTCTACTCCCACGTATTACCATAAACCCACCTACATTTATTGGCAGCAAGTGATATGCAAATGGAAAGTTCCTAAGACTCATGGGTTTAGTCTTAGGGTACTGCGGAAAGTAATAAGGTAGCAGGTATGCTGGGTTATACTTACAAAGGCGCATTATTTCCATTAACACATCCTGTGCTTCTGAAACATATTTGCTACTGGTGTCCGCTTTTTTTGTTAAATCTTGAAACTTATTTGTTAACCTAGTAAGCTTGTCCCTAAACAAGCCATCCGTACGAACGGTATATTCTAAATCAAAATACATATTATGAGTGATGCAAACATAGAGTTATCTGGGTCAGCAAACCTAGATGTTGAAGACACTTTAATACCAGATTTCACATTAAGTAAAGTAAAACCTGTAATCAATAAGTCACCAGTATTGTACCTACGTCGAAGAAGAAATACAGACTTTAGGCGTGGCGAATGGGGCGGGCCGGAAGTGTTGAGCTCTCAATGGTTTACGAGTCATAAAGGTCCTGATAGTGAGCCAGCGCCTGTTGACGCTGGTGATATATATCCTAATCATGGAACAGTTGGACGTATAGGTAGTATAGAGTGGGTAAAATTCAGAGACTACAAACGTTTACTCCCAAAATGGATAAAGCGTTTAGAGTTAAGGATTGACGGTGAGTAACCCTGAATATAGTTAACTGACATGTCAGATAATGAAGAGCTGTGTGATGATGGATCTTACACGCTAGAAATCAAGTTATCACTCAAGCCAGTGAGTGGCGGTGAGGCATTTTCTGAAATTGAATATGCAACCACCATTCCCTTCTTGTTAGATGATGATCATTTATTAATAGCCGAGCCGCGTGTCAAGAAGGCCGTAGACTCTGCAATAGAACCATTTACTTTAAAAACAGCAGTTAAATTAAACAGACTGATAGAAGAGAAGAAAAACTCTCACGGTCAAGAAGATGTATTACCACAAGATGCAGAAGAAGAAACAGTGGTAGAAATAGATGACGAATCAGATGAGTAATAATGAAAATTTTATCTACCGCCGACAACCACATAGGGTTTCGGCAATATGGTTTACTCCGGAGAGAAAGGGACATAGAGCAAGGTTTTAGGTCTGTTCTCGAACTAGGAGTTGAATTAGGTGTATCCGCTATAACTGTAAGCGGTGATATACTACACAGTGTGAGGCCTACAGCGCACACAATACAGTTTTTAAAACAGTGTCAGAAGTACCTCAAGGAACACAATATGTTGTGCCTTGTGAGTATAGGTAACCACGACAATAGTAACCCACACTGGATAAGTAACATATCGGATGATGCAAGCGTTGGCTTTCGCGTACTTAACGATGAGAGTTTTGTTATCAACGGTGTTTCCATATACGGGAAAACTTTTTGCAGCAGGTCTGAGTTTGACCAAGGTGCATGCGTACCAAAGACAACTGACATACTGTTAATGCACCAGTCGTTTAATGAGCTTACAACGTTTCCAAGTGAAAAAAGCTTTACGTACGATGATTTCACAAACGTAGATGCAAAGATTGTAATTATAGGGGATACTCATATACACCAGAGCTTCGACCTAGATGGGATGACTATATGCTCCCCAGGATCTACAGAGTTAATAAGTGAACCCGAAGAGGATATAAAGCGCGTTTACGTGCATACGTTAACTGGCGAAACATGGGAAACTGAATCTCATAGCATTAAGACGAGAAAAATTGTAAAAATGTTAGTAGACTCAGAGGGAGATATATCAGAAGGGATAAAGTATCTGCAGAATATAATAGACGAGGAACCTATGGTGTTCATCAGATTTAATACGGAACTCGGTGATGCACTTTCTAGATTCAGAAAGCAAATAGATTCTAATAAAGTGATAATAAGACCCCGGCCTGTTATGAATAAAACAGATGCAAGTTCCGGGGAATACGCCGATGAAGAAGATTTAACATTTTCT